AGCAGTAACCGCCTGCGCATCGGAGAACATCAACAGTTTGTCGAGGATCATTTTCTTTCTCCATTCATGGGCCTGTTAAGGCCCATCAGTTAATGACAGGCGTTAAACAACGCGCGCTTCTGTTTCCAGAATCGCATCGGTTTCACGGATTGGGATGCCGCGGAACGCGGTCCACCATTCGCCTTCAGTTTCTTTAACGGTCAGAGCCAGAGAGGCTTTGTCCAGAGACTGAAGGTCGAGAGCCTGCGCAACGGTGCGGTTCATGTAGAACACCGGCTTACCCATGCCGCGGTTAGGGATGCGGTGCAGAGCTTTCACCATCAGGCTGACGATGTTTGCTGCTGAGCCTGGCACTGACAGATCGCTCACATCGATGTTGGCGATGCGGACAACATAGCGCCAGTCACGCAGGGAAAGTCCGTTATCCCACTTGTAGTGGGTGCGGTAGCCTTCATAGCGCCCGCCATTGGCATCAAACAGCGTTTCCTGGCCTTTATCTTCCATCTGCAGGCCAGCCTTCTGACCTTTAGGGAAGATGCCATGTACGGTGTTTTCACCCCATACCACCAGCCAGATGGAGGTGTTATCAGTGCCGGTGCCGCCCGCGTCGATAATGTTCTGACCGTTACCAGCCGACTTGCTGGAGTAACGGGAGGACAGGCCCATGAACTGCTGCGGGTTCACGCTGGTATCGCCGTAGAACAGCGTCTGCGCCATCTGCTGGTTCATGCCTTCGATGAATGCACGGTCTTCAGACAGGCGGAATTCAGCGGTGTTGCCGTTAAGATCAGCCAGAGACTTATCGACTTCTGCATAGGTTTCCAGCATGCCGACTGAGTCGGTGACCTGGACGGTGGTTGACTTGCTTGGCTGCACACCATAGTTCAGCAGTCGCCATGTAGCCTGCGGCAAGCCAGAACGAATGGTGGTGCGGTGACCGGTTGGCAGGTTGCCTTCAACGATCAGCATGTCCTGCAGGATCGGGTTGGTTTGACCGAGAAGCTCGATAATTTTATCGATTTTCCCGTTTGGGTCGATGCGCTTACCCCAGTCTGCCAGCGTCAGCGCAGTTAAGCCTTTAACAGCCATGGTTATATCCTCTCTTATTTGCCATAGAGCACTTCGGCCGCACTACGCTGGCCTTGATTACTGCCATCGACCATGCCGTCTTCAGACATGGCTTTACCGATTTTCACGAACGTTTTAACCAGATCCGGGTGATTACCCAGTCCTGTGGTGTTCAGGTATTCCTTGAGCTCAGGTGTGCCGAACAGGTCCAGTGCACGCTGCGCAGCGCTGAGGTTTGCGGTCAGCTTGTCGCCGCCGATCTCTTTGTCTGCCTTAACGTCAGCAGCCCACTGTTCTGTCTGCGCCTGCCAGGCCTCTGCCTGACGCTGCTGCACACCGGCCAGAATTTTCGGGTATGCGTCAACCAGCTTCTGCGCCTGCTCATTGGTCCGGTTCAGATCGCGGGCAACCGGCTCGAAGTCCTTCAGCGCTTCGGTATCAAGCTCTACGCCTTCGCCAGCGGTAAATTCGTATTTCTCCGGCGCACCTTCCTGCTTCTGGTCTTTTTCAGCCTTTTCTGCTTTGGCTTTATCAGCAGCAAGTTCTTCCTCAGTTTTCTGAGTTTCTGAACCTTTGTCAGAATCAGTACCCATCGCGTTATCCTGCGTCTGGCTTTGCTCCTGAGTTTGCTGCTGCGTTTCGCCAGCACCTTGAGTTGTTTCAGTGGTACCAGTTGATGCTGTATCTGCCTGACCACCTTCTGTGGATTGCTCATTGCAAAGACGGCGATGCAGCAGACGTTCAAATAAATTCATGGTTACTCCTGTTCACTGGCCTCTGCGGCCATCTTCAGATACTGATCCGGGCAGTGCGCCATGACGCGCTGAAACAGAACCAGCGCCAGGTTGCGCTGCCCTTCGTTGAATGCGGTGATGTACGGGTCTACGTTGAAGCAGGCACCGAACACCTGACCCTTCTCCAGCAGTGACCAGATGACGCGGCGGCCCTGCTCGCTTCCCATAACAAACTGGATGTCGTCGATATCGCGCTGAGCAAGGATCTGCTGCCTGGCTTCCAGCTCTGCTTTGCGTTCTTCATCGTCGATATGCGTCATTGCTGCGCCGCTCCTGCTGCGTTAGTGATAGCGGTAAGCGCGCTTGGGTCAGATGTCTGCGTCTCGCTGAGTGTCTTGGCACCCTGCACCGCAGCCTGACCCATAGCCATTGCCTGTGCGGCCTGCTGCTGTTTCGCGCGCTCTTCGCGAATGCCCTGCACCTGCTCCTGAGGAACGATGACGGTCGGCGATACGCCGGACATTTCGGAGAACGCGTCGATAGCCTGATCCACGTCGAGCTTGTCGAGCGCTTCAGGTTTGAACTGTGCGAGCTGGCCGATAAAGCCAACGGTCTGCGACAGGCTGGTAAGCCCTATAGATTTCTGCGCCTGCGCCATAACAGAGATGTATTCGATGCGCAGCGGCATGCCCTGCATTACGTCAGGCGGCGGCGGGAGCATGTTCTTACGCGCCATGATTGAGAACACGCGGTCGATAAGCGGGTTTAGAGCCTCGTCATTCAGGCGCTCCAGCACCGGTCCTAGCATCAGCAGCTTCTCTTCCTTCATCTCGATCACCGCTTCCACCGGCATTGAGCGGGTGTTGATGTTCTGCAGCATCATGAAGAGGTCGACAAAGTAGGCGCTGTTGATGGTCTGGCGGGTGTCCTGAATGTCAGCCAGCAGGTCGGCGGTATTCGGGTTGACCAGATAGGCAGGCTTGAAACCGTCCTGGCCACTCACCACGTCGATATAAGTCACATCACCTGGCAGCAGGGAAACGCGCTGATTCTTCAGCGACGACGGCGCAACCATCGGCGGGTTAGTGGCTTTGTCGATCAGCTGAGCTTTACGCTTCTGCTCAACCTGCAGGGCTTTAACCTGACCGAGTGCCAGCATTCCAGGGCAGGAAGATGCATAAACGTCCTCGCCGTTCACTTCCCAGCGCGGCGCCAGGATCGGGAACTCATCAAAACCGGATTCACGTAGCAGCTTGTCGGCGTCGCCGCCAGTCTCGAAGTACACAGAGCGGAACGGCTTGTTCTTGCTGTCCATCTTGCCGTTGTCGCGGTTGATGTTTGGCGTGATGCAGTGGTTAACCTCGATCCACGTTTCATACGTGCCGCTATCCCACATGCTCCTGACTGATGTACTCACGTTGTCCAGGCCGAATTCCTGCACCAGCTGGCGCACGGTCATGGAGAACTGGCGGAATGCGGTATCTACGCTGCCGCGCGGGCTGTTCGCAAGGTAGTAGCTGCCAATCGGGAATGGCATTGTGCGGATCACATCCTGGTCATCTTCGAGCACAGCCATAGCGGCGGTCCCGAAAGTACCCAGGCTGGCGTACATCACGGGCAGAGACTGGTACAGATTCGACTTGTTGAACACTTCGTTCATGCGGCGCTGCACGACTTCCAGCCAGATCTTAACCGGGCCGTAATCCATCATGTCAGGGTCAGGCGTAGCCAGCTTGAACCACGGACGGGCCGGGCTGGTGATGCCTGACATCATGCCACTGGACAGGATGCGCTGAGCCATTGAGCCTGTCGGGTCAACAATTCTGGTGTTGCGGCGATCGTCACGGTTAACGTCTGACGTCAGGAAGCGGGAACCGCGCGGATTGATAAAGTCGCTCAGGTCGCGCCAGTGCGGCTCGAACGATGTGCGCTCATTCTTCAGCTGTGCGAGCTGCTTCAGCAGCCGATCTTTTTCGGTTTCCGCCATCTCTCAGGTCTCCGTTACTGACCGAGCAGCGTTTTACCGCTGGTGTTGGCTGCGGAGGTGTCGCCCTGGGCGCCAGTCAGCATTGTCGATTTGGTGCCTGCTGCTGCGCGGCGGCGGCGTTCTTCGTCATCGCGGGCACTGACCACAGCGGCGTCCTGCTCCTGAGGTGCGGCCTGAACTTCTGGTGCCGCTGGCACTGATGGCTTGCTGCCGATACACATAGCGATAACCTCACACACGATTAAATTATTACCAATTTAACCATATACGGATTATTTTACGTAGTGCATTGACATATTCGGATGTTATTATTACCCTTCAGGTAATGAATCACGAAATCAATCGGATTGCGGAGGTGGTTATGTGACCGCTCATGCAGTAGCCCGGAGTACCGCAGCAGCATGTTGGGCTTAAAAGTAAAGGCGGTGGATAAGCGGAGCATCATCTCCGCACACAACATGAAAGCACACTTCGTTATCGGTTCTGTGAGGTCTTGTCGCTAAATCAAACTGGTGAGTGCGCTTCCAGGTGTGAGCAGTACGGTATATGGCACATGTGCCGCAGCGGTCCGATGGCTTCCTTGCTGTTTACGGCCAAGCGGGTAACCGGAATGTGCAAGTCAGTGTTATCGATATGCACGACATGACGATTCACAATCGTGGCGATACGGTGTGACACCTCGGAAGAGACGAGGCCATAACAGGTAAGAGCACTGGAGAACATTGGTTTTATACCTTTTACCGATGCTTCTCTGTGAGACAGTGCTCTTTCCGTTGTGGTGAATGCGCAGGCTGATGCGCAGCGAAGCGGAAGTAGCGTGGGAATTATCGGCAGAACCGAATCCACATACCGGATTTCAGCACCGGCCACCACAACCAAATCACGTTAGGACCGTGGTAAACCGTAGTGCCCATGTAATTGCTGTGTGGCTTTGTCGGTACCAGATTCATCCCCGAGTTAGCGCTCGCTGGTACCGACATTTTTTTTACAGCAGAACGCCATTCCGATGACGTTGCGCTGTAAACCCTGCATCACCCGCCAAGGAAGGCACTCCGTAGACCCTTGCTTCCAGTTCGCCCGGTTCGTCCGGGCATTTTTTTAAGGTGAGAATTATGAGTGACAAAGATATTGAATCTGAAATTCAGGCCAAAGGCTTAACCGCACCGCGAGTTACTCCGCAGCACATTGAGAGCCTTATCCGTTCCGAAGTTTATTTCACTGGTACCGATAGTGCTAATTCTCCCGGTGCGCGCATTAAATCTGAATACGTTGAAGGTGAGCGCATCCTTGCACCTCTCGATTTGTTAACCTTCTGCGTCCTTGTACTGCGCAATGGCTTCACCGTCACCGGCGAGAGCGCGTGCGCCAGCCCAGAGAATTTCGACGCGGAGATCGGTCGCAAGATCGCCCGTGAAAACGCGGTGAATAAAATCTGGATGCTGGAAGGTTATCTGCTTAAGCAGAAGCTTAGCGAGCAATGAAAGACGAATTCGAC